GCGATCAACAGACCGCGCTCGTCCGTCCAACCAGCGATCTGAATCGTCGCCGCTTCAAGCGACGTTTCGTTCAGGTCAGGGCTGGTCGAGAAGGTGTTGCTGTTCGTACCGCCCGAGATCAACGGGTGAGCCGTCGAGAACAGGGGAACGCCGTCGCCGCCGTTGTACTGACCACCGGCATTGAAGCCGTTGTTGATGATCGAAGCGGCCTTGTACTGCTTGGTGTACGCCATGGCACGAGCGAGTGCCTTGGTGTAACGCTTCGACAGCGAGTCGTACAAGTTGTCTTCAATCGCTTCTTCCGTGATGGAGAAGCCGAGAGCGATGGTCTCGTGGTTGTAACGAGCGGTCCACGCTTCCTGCGCATTGTCATACGCAATCGCCTGACCTTCGTTCTTAACCGGAGCAGCGTTGAAGCCCGAGAGTTTCGTCTCTTCTTCAAACGAACGCTCAGAGGTCTCGACCTCAAAGAGTTCCTTATGCTCTTCGCCATACGAAGCATACTCAAGACCGAACAAAGCGTTCAGACCCGGAAGCAGTTCCTTAAGGAGTTGTGCGCGTGAAATTGCCATTTGTCATTACTCCTTAGACGCCGGTCGCGTTGAGATAGCCGTGGTAACCGAAGTTCCAGCCGACAATCACTTCCGGATAGCCAGTAAAGGTGAAGTTGGTCGCAGTACTCTGCGCCGTTGTCACCGCCGTGTTAATAGTCACAGACGTAGTCGAAACAGCCGTCACGTAGGTGTTGGAACCGACCGTGATGCCGGGGCCGTTGACTGCCATTCCCGGCTGAATCGCCGAGTTGGAGGCCGACAGGGTGATGGTCGTGCTGCTCGACGTCGCCGCCGCCGTCACGTTCACCGCCGTATCCGGAACCACCTGCACGATGCGGAACGCAGCCGACGCGGTGATCGGGGTCGAGACCGTCGCCGAAGCCGACACAGCCACACCCGCCAACGAGTCGCCCGTCGTGGTCAGACCGGTGTTACCCGCTGCCGCGCCGATGTAGTACGCGTTGGAACCGACGAACGCCGGATTAACGTACTGAATGGTCTGGCTACCGCCGGTACCGGCGGGGTTAACAACAACTGCCGTGCGGAACAACGCGTTCGGATCATCCACCACGTAACCAATCGCGTCCGGAGCAGTCGTGGAGGCTTGCCAGTACTGATAGCGATTCTTGCCGTAAATCGGACCGCCCGTCGTGCTGTATTCGCAGCCGACGAACACGCCGATGGTACCTGCAACCGCCGACGCAGCGTTGTAGGTAAGACCCGAAGCGATGAGGTTGCCAATATTGGCACCAGTACCGATCTGCACAACGTCGCCGTTGAACAGGCTCGTGCCGTAACCGTTGACAATCGGGAACATACGGGTGGAACCCGCAAATACACGACCGCCTTGCAGGTTCACCGGCTTTAGCCCGTATGGGGCTGAGATAGTCGGATAAGCCATTGAAGACTCCTAAAAGTTATTTGCCACGCCCAAAAGAGACCTGAGACTTTCTCTCGGTGAACATATCCATGTTCGACCGACGGTCCTTTTGAGACAACATATTGTTATCGACGGCCTCCAACTGACGTTGCGCCAAGTCCTGAAAGTGCTGCCTACGGGACTCAACCAATTCAGTGGGGGCTTTGCAGAGCAGCAGTCCACCAATCTCCACACCATCCGGATACCGGCTGTTGGGATTGTTGTCTCGCTGGTGCATGATTTCCGGAACTTCAGCAGCCTTCACAGGCTCCCAACCTTCACGGAACATCTTAGATACGTTGGTCGGATCGTTCTGCCCCATCACGCTCATACGGATGTACTTAAAAGCCCAGCCGGGAACGGGATTGGGTTCAGGTAGGATCGACGCAGGACGCCAAGTCATCGGACGCTTGGACGCTTCACGATCTTCTAAGGTACGAGTCAGACGATTTTCAGCCATTGTTATTCTCCAGTTTCAAGACTTCACGGGCGTAATGCTCCGGACTAATCCCTAATCGTTTAGCAATTGCAGCCTGAGAGGCCGTGATTCGGATTTGTCGGGGTGCAGAGGACCGTGTAGCAGGAGCCACAACAGTGCTGGTCTTGCGGACGGGCTTTTCAGGCTCTTCCGTGGGTTGCAATTCCTCGAAGTACTCGGGGAATCGTTTTTTCATCGTCTCATCGACTCGGCGGTAGTAATCGTCGCTGCTCGAATTTACACCCGACCGGACCAGTTTTTCGTGCAAACCCAAAGCGAGGGCAGTCATCTCCTCGTCTGCCCCAAACCATGGGTTCTGCTTCTGCCATGCAAGGGCTTTTGGGTCCACCTGCGGCTGCTGAACGGTCTGAGGCTGAGCCTGTGGTTGCTGTTGTACACCGTGTTCCGGTTCTTGTAAAGAGGGCCGAAACTGTTGAAACTCTTTAAGTTTCGCCTTGGCGTCCATGAGCGCTTCCTGCGCTTCTGCGATCGCCCCGGAGTCCTGCGCATCCACCGCCGCCTTGAGTCGTTCACGGGCGCGTTCCACTTCCGTGGTAGCCGCCTTGGTCGTCTCTGAGGCGAAAATCTTCTCACCTGCGCTAAGTCGTTGTCTTAGCAGCTTATTTTCTTCGTATGCTTGCTGAGCAAAGCGAAGAGCCTCCTCACGTTCCCGAGCGGCGGCTTCTTTAGCCCGACGCTCATCGTGGTAGACCTTCTTCATCTGCTTGATACGGGTCTGAACCTTTTCGGAGTATTCCTCAAGGTCATCCTTCTCAATTTCCTCGACCACTTCCTTGGGCATCGGAGCCTTATTACGGTCCTCTACCGGAGTGTCGTCTTCGATGTCTACCTTGAAGTCTTCAGCTTCAAGCTCTTGGTTTTGCTCTGCCATTATCCTGCCCTCCCAATGCCGCGTGGATCTTCCACAGTGCCGTCAACGGAATCGTCGTTGATGATCCGCCATTCGGTACCGTGAATCTTGATGCGAGTACCGCTGTAGGCGCGGACGACCACGAAGTCCCCCACCTTGCACCACGGCCCCGATGGAAACCGAGTCGGATCTTTGTAAGCATCCGGCCCGACCTTTGCGACGAACAAGACGATGGTCGTCTGCTCTTCGACTTTGACGGACTCCGAGGACTTGATGATCCCCGTGCCGCCGAACTCTTCCTCTACCTTGGGCACCATGCACAGCAACTTGAACCCGACAGGATCGGGTAGCTGCTTTGCCTTGCGCTCGGCTTCGGACAATGTCTTATCGACATTGATGTCACTCATCGTCTAACTCCTCGTCGTTTGCGACCTTTTGGGCCGTGTTTTTAATCAACTCAACTGCGTAGTCGAACCCCTGAATAAGACCGAGTGACCGGTAGTATTCCTGTTCAAATGACACGCCCTTTAAGACGTGTCCTACAATTCGTTCGCGCTCTTTCTGGAATTTCTTGATGAGAAACTCCGCAGCGGTATCTGCACTCATTCACTACCCCCGTCTTCACTTGGTTGATCGTCCGTTTGCTGTGCGTCGTTCTGCATTTGAGCGACGTCCAGTTTGTGCTGAGCCTTCTTGTGCGCCGTATCCACACCCGTCTTGACGACGTCGTGTAGATGCTTTGATGTATTGAGATCGTGCGTGTCTGCGCGGTGCGCAGCGTCCACGAGGTGCTTCGACTGCTCCAGTTGGTGCTTGTCCACAGCCTGTGCCGTACTGGTCATGTGAGCGATCTTGCGGTGCTGAATGTCCGCGCCGATCTTCACGCCTTCCAACTGCACCATCGTCTGGAGTTCCATCTCCTTTAACTTCAACTCGTCGGCCCGAGCCGCCGCATCCATCATGTCCTTCTTGATCTTGCGCTGCTGTTCTTCCTGCGCGATCTGAGCCGCTGCCTGTGCTTGCTGCGCCTTGATCTGCACTTCCTGCATCGCCACCTGAACCTGCTGCTGCTTGATCTGCAACTCTTGCTGCTGCATCTGGATGAGCGGATCCTGCTGCTGTTGCTGAGCCTGTTGCTGTTGCGCCGCTTGCTGATTCTGAGCTTGCAGCTTCTGGGCCGCTTGCGCCAACAGAGACGACAACTCGGACTCCGCTTGCGGCGGCAAGTACCCCAAGTCATCATCGCCCTCGCCACTGCCCGCCAGTGCGGCCTCCGGCGGCGGCGGAAGTGGTACGCCCAACTGCTTCTCAATCTCCTGCCGATACTTCATGGCGACGTGCTCCATGACGTGCGCGGCACCCGCTGCCATGATCCCCTGCGCTTTCGGATTCTGACCGATGACCTGCATGATCATCGGATCCTGCATCGCCGCCATGTGGACGGCGAGGTGCGACGCGTGGTCTTGGTACATGAACGCCTTGACGGGCTTGCCGTTCATGATCGCCATGTTCTCGGACACAGGATCCATCGGCTTGGCATCTTCCGCCAACGGCACGATCTTCTGGGCGTTCTTGATGCCCAGAACTTCGATCATCTGCCGGTGAAGAAACGGGAGATCATAGATCTGAGGCGCTTGCTGAGCCAACTGCATAACTGCCTGATACTGAACCACTCTTTGCGCCATAGTGGAGGCGTTAGGGTCAGATACAGGTAGTACGTCAACGCAGTCGTAATCAGAACGCTTTGCAGAAGCGTCGCCAATCTCTGGCTCATAGTCGTAATCCTCCGGGGTGTTGTCCCGAATGATCGCCGCGAGCAGTTTGAACTCCTGCTTCATGGCGTAGTGAATACGGGCCTGAACGGCGCTGATGACCTTCATCACGCGTTCAAGAATGGCGAGCGTCGTGCCGACCGGAGCCTGTGACGACATATCGGACACGTTGAGTTCTGACGAGGCCGCAAACTGACGACCGTCAGCCACCACCTTGTCCATCAGCGCCATCAGAACTTGCGATGGCTCCTTGTACGGAAGCGGAAGGATATTGTCGCGTATAGCGCCGCTGGGAAGATCGACATCACGGAATTCTCCGGGTGCAATGGGGGTATCGTCCCCCTTGACGCGCATACCCCGGGCCTTTAAGCCACCGGGAAGGTTCGATAGGGTGCCCGCATCGATCAACTGACGGATGAGGGAGGTCGCGGCCTTGGTGTGCCCACCGATCAGGTGGATCAAGCCGAAGTAATAGAAGCCGAAGCCCGGGATGTATCCGTAGTGGACGAAGTGCTGACGGCGCAGTTTGAGTTTGTCGTCCTCCAACCAATTGCGGCGAATCGCCAGAACCGTCGCCGTACCCTTCTCAATGGTCACGACATACGGCAATTTGATGCCGTCTTCGTCCTCATACCCGGGCAAGTCGAGGTAGCAATGCACTTCGAGGATCTGGAAGCGGTCGTCCATCGACGCGCTGAAGCCCTGCTGCTCCGCTTTACGTTTCTCGACCTCGTCCATGATGCGCATCGGTTCGCCCAAGTCCACATCGCGGTAGAACCCCGCGACCTGCAATTTGCGCAACTCGTTCTTGGTCTTCCGCATCCGGTGCGTGACGCGCTCCGCCGACTCTAAGTTCGCCGCGCCGTACGGGACGATGACGTCCTCCGCCGGAATCATGGGCGCAATCTGGCGGTTCAGCGATGGGTCGAAGTAGATCTTCTTGAACGCGTTGCCCGCGATCGCCATACTCAAGAGGAGGCGTTCGTGCTCGGGACGGTACTCCTGCATGACCTCGGTCAACTCATAGTTCATGTCTTCCTGAACGCGAGTCGCGGCTTGCTTCTTCTCCGGGGTCTCCTTGCCTATGATCTTGGTTCGCACCGGCCCTGCGGCGGGGAACGTCTCCATGATCATCTCAGCTTGGAACTTGACCGCAGCCTCTAATAAGAGTGGGTGGTAGACACCACAGGCTCCGGGCCACGGCTCCGTCCGCTCTTCGTATTTGAGACCTAAGAGCTGAAGCCCTTTGACGTAGGTGTCGAGCCAATCTTTGCGGCTCGCCATGTCCTCATCGATGTCACCGAGCAACTCGTAGCCCAACGACATGAGGGCGCGCTCGTCCATTTCCTCGGCGAGGTTGGCATCGAACGCCGGGACATGGTGCTCCATGTGCATCTCAAAGCCCGGGCCGGAGATGTGTACCGCCTCCGGATCTTCGATCTCCACTTCAATCGGTTCTTGATTCAGAGAGCCAAGCCCTTGCGGGGCCGCGTACAAGGACTTGTCGATGCTCATAGTATTTTCCTATCGTGAGTCGTGCGTCGGTTCAATCGGTGAGATGGACCCCATCTTATATGTGTCAGCCATTAGATCATCCTTACTCGACCGCCAGCGCGGTAGTTTTCAGGGTAAGCAACAGTGGCCTGATAGACCGGCTGCTGCGATTGTGTCGTGTCGTATTGCGGAGGGGCAACAACACGCTTGGTCGAATTCGCATCGTATTCGTCCGCATAATGGTCGCGCACTTGCTGATCGTCCCAACCGTGGAACGGCGAGTTGCCATGGACAAGATTCGCCAGACCGTGCAGTCCTGCGTTCAACCACGGCATATCCGTAGCCCCGAGCCGGTTCCGATCCTTCGTGGGGTCCGTATACTGCGACGCATTCTGGGCGATATACGCTTGCTTTTCTTTCTCTCGGGCTTGCAACCGCCGCTGATACTCCGCCTGATTGATCTCGTTGATCGACGGCGGAGGGGACATCTGCTGCCGGATATAGTTCAGCGCGGGTGCGTTACGCGGGTCGTTGATGATGTCCTTGTTCATGTCCATCTCACGGGCGTAATCAAACCCCGTGTGCGACACACCCTTCTTGAGGTACGTCGGATTCTTAACGGACTCCCCCGTGCCGTTCCACGCCGCGCCGAACGGGACGTTTAAACGATCCGCGTCCATCTGCTTAGCCAGCATGAGCGCTGCGGTACCCGCATGTTCGGAGTCGTGCCCGTAATCCATTACCTTCTGGTACAGGGCTTGAGCGGGTTTGTTGTTCGGATACGAACGCTGAATGTCAAAGTCGTTCCCGCCCAGATCGCCGCGACCTTCCTGTGCGATCAAGGTCATCACGTCTTCGGGTTTAATCTTCAGACCGTTTTGCTGCGCGGTGTACAACGCGTTCAGCATCGGGCGGCTTATAGGTTCGTGGATGTTCGACACATGGTCGCGCCACTTATTAGGCCCGTACTTCGCCTGTGCGGCGTCGTAGTAGTCTTGGTAGTTCGGCGTGAACACATGGGGTAAGGTCTCAGGCTTACCCGTCTTGTAGTCCATCTTGTAGATCTTAAGTGCAGGGGGCTTGTGCGCTCCGTACGGATCCCATCGATCAAGACCCCCGCTGTTTAATTCTTCCGGAGTGAGATACTTCGGATCCCCGACATAGGTTGGCCCCAACGTATCAATGTTCTTAGGGGCAATAGGCGGGTTAGCCATCAGTAGTATCCTCCTACTCGTCGGGTCGATCGGAACAGTTTGACAGGCTCTGGCTCATCAGAAGGTAGACGTATAAAGCCACCCTGCCGAAAACGCAGAAGAGCAAGAGTGGTACTATCAACCAAGTCGTCATTTTTACCTGCCGGGAAGTCGTTGCATTCTTCGATCACTTCTCGTGCCCATCGCCGGTCGGGTGCCCACACCATCCCAGATCGGAACAAGTCGGACACCGCGTTCACGCGGCTGATCTTGTCCTGACCCTTACCCGGAGTGAACTCTGTGATGGGTATGCCCATCCGACGCATCTCTTGGTAGAGCACCGCGCCGTTGGACTTCTTCTCGACGATGAAACTGTCAGGCGTCCACTCTTTGTACTGCTCCAATATTAACTCTTTCAACTCCGGATACTCCATCCGTTCCTTGATGGCATTCAGCAGCACGATGTTCTTGGTGTGCGTAGTCCGGTTCTCGAACACCCCCCATATCGTCACGGCGTTGTAGTCCGCGCGTGTATTGGCTTCTTGGGCGGCGTCAAGACTCATGATGAGGTAGTCACACTGCGGAGGGGTGTCTTCCTCCCACACGTTCCACCATTCGCGCTTGATCAGCGCGCCTTCCTCGCTCGTCGGCTCCTGCATGTACTGGGCTTGCCAGTAGCGCACGTCCATGGACGCCTTCTTGGCAAGGAGTTCGTCCAACTTCCAGAACTCAGGCCACAACGGCTTGTCGTTGAGGATGGCAGGGAACTCGACGACCTCCCATTCATCGGAGTCGTCGTTGCGCATCATGTGGTCAATGATCTGTCCGGTCAGGTCGAGCTTCGACCACCGCGTCATGACGACGATGATCGCGCCTCCGGGCATCAAACGTTGGATCGGACCCGACTGGAACCACTCCCACGCCGGTTCGAAGACATGAGAAGTGCCCTGCTTAGCCTCCTGCTCAGAGTGCGGATCGTCAATAATGAATAGATCAGCACCCCGACCAGCGAGAGCGCCGCCCACACCGATAGCGAAATACTCTCCATTGAAGTTCGTCCCCCACCGTGATGCCGATTTAGAGTCCGCTTGAAGCTCAACCTGTGGGAAAATGTCTTTATAAAGGTCCGATCCGACGAGATTTCGCACCCTTCTACCGAAGTTGACCGCCAAATCTGCCGTATGGGACGACATGATGACCTTCTTCTCGGGGTATTTGCCCAAAAACCACGCCGGAGCAAGGTAAGAGATCATCTCAGACTTACCGTGACGGGGCGCGATGTTCACAATCACGCGTTTTTTCTTCCCGTTGGCGACTTCTTCAAAGATTCGTGCTAATTTGGCATGGTGAGGGCCTACTTTATACCCCGGGTAGACGTGCTTAATGAACGTCAAAAAGTCGTCTTTACCCTTGGTTTTAGCCGTCTCTTTGTAGTATTTGACCAGTAAATCCGCCGTTTTGCGCTTTTGCGCTTCCGGCATATGGGGTAGGGCAGCGCGGAGTTTAGCGATGTCCGACGGTGATAAGCCTGAGTTCAACATATTTGAGGCGTTAGGACTCGTCACTATCGTTCTCTACGCCATCACTCTCCTCAATTTCGTAGTCGATGTCCTCGACATCCTCTGTGGAAGCTGGGGTGTTTACGACTGTGTACTCTATATTATTAAGCACAGTCAGGAGTTCTCGCTCCACTTCCTCAATCGGCTTCACTTGCACGGTGACTTCTGAGCGCTTCTTGAAGGCGTCGACGCCATCGATCTCGCCCAGTTTGGACAGCGCCGTGATACGGGTCTTGCTGTCCGGGGCATTCTCCGCTTCGAAGATCAACTTGTTGACAACGTACAGTTTCAGCTCGGACAGTTCGTCCACGATCTGCACGTTCATCTGCGCGACCATCCCGGCAAGGAACGCCATGGTCGAGTTCTGATAACGCGAGAAGTCCGGTCTTACTTCTGGATCGGACATCATTTGCCTCGCCAAGGATTCGGCAGCGGACTGGTCGTCTTCCGTAGGTACGAGCGGCGTCCCGGTTAAATCGGACAGGATCTTTATAGTTTCCGCACGGGCACGGAGTTCTGCCGCCGGGGACATCTCCAAGTGCTTGGAAGATTTGAGCGGAACGGGGATATCCGAATCGATGTCGGGAATAAGCTCCATGCGCGCAATGTATAGAGACTCCACGGTTCCATCAAGGGGGTGGGTTTTATATAAGCGGGGGTGGGGGTCTAAGGCTGAATCAAAAATGTGGTGGGCGTTTGTGGCGCGCCGAGTGAGAAACGTCAGACCGGATCCCTTCGTTTGTCCTTGGGGGTACGGTCCCGGTGGGGTCTTCGTTCGAAGAGCGCAGCGTCGAGGTCGTCTCCGTTTTTCTCGTTCACATAACTTCGAGGTTGTCAAGATACCGTACGATAGGTTGCGTTATAACCATATCACCTCGTTACACGGTTCATCACCGTATCAGGTGAACTCGAATCTGTTCCAACTTTATAAATTTGTTCCAGACTTGTTCCAAAATTTGGATCAGCTTTTTCCGTTTAGAATCAAAGAGTTGGGCGCGTTTTGGGTGTTGTTCCACGATTCCCAAAAATAGGGGGGCAAGGATGGCGATGTCGGCAGCGACGGCACGGATGTCTGCAAGCGTATCCCCCCTCATCAACCACACTTTACCAACCCGTCCTATTTGGCAAAATCGTGGAACACATCATTTTTAACTATCTAATAATATAACATCATCATCATCTCTCTAATAAAATCAATCACTTACACTTTCCTATTCTACCTCACGACACCCCGCATCCGACGCCATAACAATTCTCAAATTTTGGAACATTTGGAACAACTACCGGAACAGAATTCAGACTATAAGAACTGTTACTGTTATGCGGGTTCGTAGCCAACCTCATCGCGTTGTTCGTTCGCCGCGCTCACACCGTCTGCGCGCTCCGCTTGCTCAGACTGCGCGCTTCGCTTGCAAATGGTCGCATCCATGCGGGAGTGTTACGCGCGCATCCATGCGCGCGGTGTTCTCATCGTTGTGGCAAGAAGTTACGCGCGGGTTCGTTGTCATCGCTTCGTTCGTCGCTGTGCCCCGCGCTTCCGTGCTTCGCACAAGAAGTTTGGCAGGGAAGAGGTGGGGGGTAAAAAATTTTTCTAACCACACCGGTAAAAATAAATCACCAATTTATTCTACCTAATCCGGTAGAATCGGAACCGACACCGACGTTGTGTCGAGCAAAAATGGAGATTCAAAAATGCCTACTTTCTATGCCACGATTCGCGACGCTGAAATTGATCTTGAGATTGACGAAATAGTCAGCGAATGCGACACGGTCGACCTTTTAAACGAAATTGACTCTTGTGACCCCGACACATTGTGCCTCTGGTTCAAAGAAAATTACCCGATCCCCGCACCGACCCCAATGTCAATGGCACTCCACGCCGTGGACAACGACGAGACGTGCGCCCTACTCGCTGCAATTCAACACGTAGACAGCGCCACCATGAAAGCATGGATTGACTCTCAACGCCCAGCACTTACCGAAGATCAGGTGACCGCAATCAATCGCGCCGCTTTCATCCTCGAGACATTCGCGCACCTCTCGCGACTGGAAACCGAAGTTCTGCCGACTGCGGAGAACCTTCGCGCAATCACCAACAAGGAAAACGTATAACCGCCAAAACCGCGCTCCAGTTGATCCCCGTGATAATCGTGGCCTACGCGATTATCCGGGCGATCAGCACCAAGCGTTAGCCCACCCCGGCATCGCCCCGCGCGATGTCGGCCCGGGAAACTGGCATCACGACTGTAACGCGGCACCACACAATAGGATATTGCCACCATGCCAAAATTGAACAAGCAACCCAACGGGCTCGTAATTTATGATGGCCCATCGATGATCGATGGCGAGCGCATCATCGCCATCGCCGTCGGACTCGCGAGCGCATCCGCGAACCGAAAGACTGGCGACATGATCCAAACTTACATACTCCGCGCGGATGCATCGCCCATCGATGCCGCGCGTACTGGCGCTGACGTCACAATCTGCGGAGATTGTCCGCACCGCGGGCATATCGCGGAAACTGCCACTGGCCCGAAAAACGTAGACCGCACGTGCTACGTCAATTTAGGACAGGGCCCGCTATCAGTCTGGCGCGCGTGGACGCGCGAAGCCTACCCTGTAGCGCCCGTGGAAGACTTACACTTGATCGCGACGAACCGCCTAGTGCGACTCGGCACGTACGGGGACCCGTACGCGGTTCCCCTTGAAATATGGAAAGGCCTTTTGACCATGGCAACGGGCTGGACGGGATACACGCATCAATGGCGCATCGCGCCCGAATTCGCGCGCTACTGTATGGCAAGCGTAGATGATGAGGATGAGGCTATCGCGGCTGCTATTTTGTCCGAAGTTCAATGGCGTACTTTCCGCGTCGCGATGCCGGGTGATATCGCGCGAATGCGCAACGAGTCTATATGTCCGGCGAGCGCCGAAGCCGGGAAAAAACTCACCTGCACGGAATGTCTCGCCTGTAACGGAAAGGCGACGAATCGCCGCGGATCAATTGTGATTCAAGCACACGGCGGTTTCGCTGTCATGGCCAACGTTAAAAACCACGCACGGGAGGTTGAAACTACCGCATAACAGGTTATACTACGCAAAGCCCGGGGCGACCCGGGCAGAGCCTCAAAACTGGTTTCTCACGTTAACGCGGCCCACGCCGCAAAGGGAATTGAAAATGGCAACTTTGACTCAGGCATCACACCAATGGGCCACGCGCCCCGCTGACGAACGTTTTACCTCACTCACCGCGCTGCACGACCATTGCGCGGCCCAACGCGCCGCATCGAAGGCGGCGGTGATCGCCTCGCGCGATCTCACCGTTATCCCGGTCGAGGGCGACGAGACCCACAAGGGTCTGCAGGTGATCGGGCGCGCCGGTAACGCGGCAGACGTGTCGAATTTTGCTTTCGGTCAATTGGCGCAACGCGCGGGAGCACCCGCCGCGTACTTGCGCACACTCCCGGCGGCACTCGCCGCTGACGCGATGAATTACGGGCTGCACGTTGCCCGTGACGTCGAGGAGGTCGGCGTCCTGCTCACCCGCCAGAACGGCAGCGTCGCCCCGCAGATGCGCGCCGCGACTGGCCCGAACTATGGTCGCATCTGGAACAGCACCGTGACGGGGTTGCTCACCGAGCGCTTCGGCGACGGCATCAGTGGCGACTTCCGCGTCCCGGGTGAATTCGGACGCCGCGTCGAGGTCACCAAAGACAACACCACGCTATACGCGGGTGATCGCGATATGTTCGTCTTCCTCGCTGATGAAGAGCGCCGCATCGAGGTGCCCAACCGTCGCGACGGCCAGACTGGCAGCCTCTCGCGCGGATTCTTTGTGTGGAACTCCGAGGTCGGCTCTGCGACCTTCGGCGTCGGCCTGTTCCTCTTCGACTACGTTTGCTCGAACCGCATCGTATGGGGTGCGCAGGACTACAAAGAGATTAAGATTCGCCACACGTCCGGTGCGCCGCACCGTTGGCTCGACGAGGTCGCCCCGGCCATCCAAGCCTATGCCCAGTCGAGCATCGGCCCGATGCAAGCAACCATCGAGGCCGCGCAACGCAAAAAGGTCGATGACCTCGACGCGTTCCTCAAGGCGCGCCGCTTCACGGGATCGCAGATTGGCGGCATCCGCGCGGCCCACGCGGCAGACGAGGGTCGCCCGATGGAGACCCTCTGGGATGTCGCGACGGGCGTGACCGCGTACGCGCGCGGGATCGTCCATCAGGACGATCGTGTCGAGATCGAACGCCGCGGCGGAGAGATTCTGGCTCTGGCGGCATAACCCACCCGGGCGCGTCGCAAGGCGCGCCATTTTCAATCTTAGGAATGACAGTCATGAAGACAACACCCACAACGGCCTACCGCGTCGAGTACGAGTACCTGACGGGGCCGCTCGACAGCCAGACGCCCGTCTGGCTCAGTAAATCTAACGATACCTTCGCGACGCACGATGAAGCCATCGAGAAATTGAACTGGCGCATCCGCGAGTATCACGACCATCACGACTACCTGAAGACCCACTTCAGTTTCTACACCGGACGATTTCAGATCGTGCGCGTCGAGACGCGCATCGACTACACGCCCGTTACCCAGATCGATACCAACGTGGAGGCCGCGTCATGACGATAACACCCACAACGGCCTACCACGTGGAGTACGAGTACATCAAAGATCGTCCGATGGGGCCGCTCGACAAATTGACGATCATCTGGTGTAAAACTCACGACACCTGCAATACGCACGAGGAGGCGGTCAAGAAACTTAATCGGCTCATCCAAGAGTACTCCAAGCGCCGCAACCACCTGCGGCACCACTTCCACTACTACACCGGACGGTTTCGGATCGTGCGCGTGGACACGCGCGTCGAGTACACGCATCTGAACGAAATCGATACCAACGTGGAGACCGCGTCATGAGTTGGAAACCCGAGGTGAAGGTCATGAACAACAACGGACAATGGAGCCAGAACAATCTAGCGTTCGCAACGGAGGCCGAGGCACTTGAGAGTGCGCGCGACCTCTTCAATCGTTGGATACTGGTCGAAGAGTTCCGCGCAGTCGAGTCGGATCAGCCCGTGAACTACGCCATCATCGATGGCAAACTACAGGAAGTGAAAGCATGAAATGCATCGTTGTGTTTGGCGATCTGTCGGACGGTCTGGAATTCGTTGGGCCGTTCGATAACGAGGACGCGGCCCGGGACTACGGCCATGAGTACTGTACCGCTGCCGCATGGTCTGTGCAGGTCTTGGACGCCCCGTACGAGGTGCAGCCGTGACCGACAACATCACGCTACAGCAATGTCACGCGTATGCCATGGGGTTCGATGACGGCTACCACAAGGGATTCCGCACGTACTTCCCGGACGCCAACCCGCAGTACAGGCACTACTACAACGCCGGCTACGACAAGGGCATCGCCGACTGGGCTGCGCCTGACGCCGAGATGAAGTCGCAGCAGCCTGATCCGCTGCGAAAGTATCTGGTCAGGTTCCATACGATCAGCGAGCAGGGCATGACCGTCACGGGATACGACGCGGAGGACGCCTGTAATACGGCGCTCCGTCTTGGCATCACCGGCCTCGCCAGTAATGTGATCGATCAGCAATGGGACATCGAGGAGGTCAAGGAATGACCGCATCCAATTGGTGGCAACTCGGCGGCTACACGCTGCTATGCATCTGGCTCATGCGGATGGCATGGCTCATCTTCGATGCTGACTTGGGAGACGACGAATGAACGGAATCGAATTGGACAAAAGCCGTTTGATGATGGTGCTGAGTGCTCTGGTGCAGCAGGTGCGCGAGGATATCCCGGAAGAGCAGGGGTCGAGGCACCTCTGGGACGCCATGGAAGATGCCGAGCACCTGCTCTCGATTCTCACCTGACCTGACCCGCCGGGGCGCATCGCGCGCCCCGTGCGGCGGCGCAGCAACTGGTTTCCAACGATAACGCGGCCCTCATCATGCAACACGACATAAACAAAAAAATCTATTTGATCAACGCAGAATCCCAAGGATGGATACCGCCCGATTGTGTGGAATCCTTGGATCAGTTAGTGTTTGACGCTCAACGCTGGGTGCAGCGATGGAGCCACGATAACGCGGCCCACTCATGGAGAACAACACCGTATGACACCGGAAGCAAAGGTCAAAGCCAAGGTTAAAAAGATCCTGTTGGACATGGGCGCGTACTACGCCATGCCCATTGGCGGAGGCTTTGGCAACGCCGGGGTGCCAGACTTTCTAGTCTGTTACCAAGGCGCATTCTTTGGAATCGAATGCAAGGCGAATGGAGGTAAACCCACGGCGCTGCAACTTCACCATATGAGTGAGATACGCAAGGCCGGGGGCGTTGCATTTGTGATTGATGAAAACAACGTAGAGACCCTACGCAAGGAGTTGGAGAAATGGTAACGAAGAAGTTGAATAAGTCAGCGCGGGTGCGCGAGTTACTTAAGAAGGATTTTACGGCAGACACCATCGTGAAGAAGGTAGGCTGCACCAAAGCGTTGGTGTATCAGATCCACCGCAAGATGCGCGAAGAGTCTGACAAGAAGGTTGAGAAGGCGTACGCCGAGAAGACTAATATCTCTGAACTGCTTGCTCAGGCAGAACCGTTTCCGGTTGAGCCACCGTACTTTGTCATCTCTGATCCGATCAACCCGGATCATTACAAGCGTAACGGCATCGAAGCGGTGGATGTCATCGAAGCGTTCGATTTGAACTACCGTCTAGGCAACGTGGTTAAGTACGTGCTGCGTCACGTCGGTAAGAATGGTCTTGAAGATCTGAAGAAGGCGCGTTGGTATCTGGATCGGGAGATCAGTCACTATGAGTAACTTTATGCAATGGCAACCCACGGCGCAGATTGCGTGGATCAAACAGCCGAATGGCAGCGCGCTCTTGTGTCAGTTGTGGATGGAGGGCTTCGGTGGGCCACAAGGTCTACAGCCCACAGGCAACGCGCGTTGGCAGGAAGTGCCGACGATCGAAGCCCCGTCGCAGCCTGACACGGCGAATGAGCCAGAGCAAACGAGTTTGATCCTCTAATGGGCGCGGCATTCGTCATCTTATTGACCTGTCTATTGGTGACAGGCCATTGGGGCTACGCAGCATTGCTTGTGGCGTTCATGTACATAACGTATGGAGATGACGATGTTTACCCTAAGCGGTAAGGGATCGAAGCAGGGGCAGATACAGGACTTGGAGCGGGAGATGACCGCGCCTGTACTGCCTCCGCCTGTCTGGGTGGAAGAACTCAAGCAAGAGATACGCGCGATGGGCGATCTCATGCGGCTGCGCGAAGCGTTAGCCGTTGCGCATCGTGACATCGAACGCTTTAGAATTGAGCGCGATCGATTGCTGCGCACGTTACAACAGGAACGCGACAAGGTGCTCGGCTTGGAAGATGTGATCAAGAATCTAATGAGGAAACAGTCATGACGACAGCCACGGATGAGCAGTTCATTAAACTACTGATCACGCTCTTGTCTATACGGATGGCGAACGATTACGGTGCCATAGACATGGATGAAGAAGAGCAAGACAATTGGCACAAGGCGTGTAATGACGCACTCGCATTGGGCGCAGCGCGCTTGGGACACAAACCGGAGCGGCTGCAATGACGCTGCAGTTCTTAGGTAACAACCAATACCGCTGCACGGTGTGCGGCTGCGATCATACGTTCGAGCAATGGTTCGGCGTAGGTTGCACAAACTGCGCAGCC